ATGCGATCACTACGTCGATCAGCGCGTCTAACTCAATAATAGTAGAGGAATAAAACATGACAGTTAAAGTCTCAAGACCCTCTATTGATATTAGAGGTACGCTAGACGAGCTGAACAAGCCAAGTGGTATCGCAGGTAATGCGATGCTTGCGGCTGAGACACCACAGGAGCAGTTTAACCTGATTGGTGCGGGTCGTAAGAACCTGCTGATTAATGGTTCCGTACAGGTATGGCAAAAGGGAACAACCCAAACTAAAAGCAATTCCTATTCAAACACTGGCCCAGACCACATGACCACTTACTACGGTGGGACATATGCTCAGCAGTCTGTAGTGCTACCAAGCGGTCAGGAAGTTTCGGCCTTGCGCTACACGGCGGATACTAGCAGTAATGCTTGTCCTAATTTCAACTGGATTATGGAGGACGCTGGAAAGATTCTTCGTGGGCAAACCGTAACTATAAGCTGGTGGATGCGTACTAGTAAGCCCGGAATTATGATGGGAGCCCGTGTAAATAATGTAGCCAACTCAAGGTATAGCGGAGGAGGTTCATACTACACATTAGGCCAAACTAGCGGGTTTATCTACGAGGCCACCACGTCTTGGACGTATCATTCTAGGACCGTAGCATTGTCTGATGCTAACACGCACGCACATGGCTTAGCTGAGATTTGGGCTGCGGGTGGCTCAATGAGTAGCGGAGATTGGTTTGAGATTGCTCAAGTACAACTAGAACTAGGCTCAGTAGCCACCCCCTTCGAGCACAGATCATACGGCGAAGAGCTGGCTTTGTGTCAGCGGTATTATGAAACAGGTAATTTAAATTTTAGAGAGCAGTCGTATACCGCAGGTGCTTGGTCAACTGCTTATGTGAACTATAAGTTTACCAAGAGATCGCCAGTGACCTTTTCCCATACTGTTGGCGTAGCTTCTGGCTGGTCACTTTTCCCTAATCACCAAGGTTTCACGGATTCGTACCAACTACGGTTGCAGGCTAGTTCAGCCTCGCAAAACGGTTATTATTATTTTTCTTGGGTCGCAGACGCAGAACTCTAACAGGGGAATTACATGAATATCGAAAGTAACACAGCATGGATAACCTCCTGCAAGACGGAAGGGTCTAACTGGTTAGTCAACGGCAATATGTCAGTACCTAACGACCCAGCTAATCGTCATTACCAGATGATCCTAGACTGGATTAACGCTGGGAACCTACCAGAAGGCCCGGACGTTGTTGAGCCGGATTACGTTGCGCTTCGCACAGGGGCAGACGGTTACGCTTCCACAGGTGAACAGCTTGGTATGGTCGCTGACGGAACACAGGCAGCCCATGTAGAAGACGTTAAAACACGCTTTCCTAAGACTATTACCGGTGGAACGACTATTGGTGATGTCCCGCAGGATGTACTTGATGCTGCCGCTGCTAAGCTCTTCAGTCAGCAAACCTACGCATACGCAACTGCCAAGGCACGTTTGTCTCAGTACATCTTGTCCGTAGGTCGCGAAGAAGTAATCGAAAGCCAAGCAACGGGCGAGAAGATCTATAATGAAGAAACTTTCGAGATGGACGATGTGATGGCTGATGTTGTAGTTGTTGCAGCCGTTGAGCCTTTAGAGGCTACAGTTGAGGTCACTACTTACGACCCTAACGACCCAGAAGCTAAGCCTACTACCGAGACGGTAACCAACCCGCTCATCGTTGCAGATGTTGCGGAACGAGCTGAAGCGCAAGCAACAGTGGACGCTACCCCCGCAGACGTAATTTCGCTGTATAATGAATCAACGGGTGACGAGTAAAATGCTACCCCTACGGTTGCAGCCGTTATCCACTAAACCTTAACTAGGAGACACGATATGGAACCTTTATCAACATTCTACGTACTGGCCACGTCCGTAGTGACGGTCTGTTCGATCATCGCCAACTACACCGACACGCCGAAAGACGACGCCTTCGTGGCTAAAGTCTACAAAATCATGGAGACCTTTGCTTTCCTTAACAACAAGGCGAAGAAGTAATGGCCACTTTGCGAAGAAGTAATGGCCACTTTTACGTGGTAACCTGAACCCCCACTTTACTTGTTAACACGTTGACAGGTACAGTGAGAACCATGCCAAACAACGAACGGAATTAGGTAGGTGAATATGGAAATGCTGTGGAGTAGCGGTTTAACTGCCGTTATCGGAGTTTTGGGGTTTGTCCTTCGTAACTACGTTACCGAACTCCAGCGCGTCCAGATCCTGCTCAACCGCACTCGAGAAGAGATTGCCAAAGAGTATGTAACCAAAGCCGAAGTCCATAACGACATCAACCGCGTAATCGACCGCCTGCAAAGACTGGACGAGAAGCTAGACCGTCTCATGGCACAGTAATGAACGGTGTTGGTTTACTGGAAATTATCCCTGCTATCTGGCCCCTTGCTGTGGGCTTTGTGGGGTTAATTTTTTGGTTAGCCAAAAGTTACGCCGACATCGAGACTTTGAAGGAAAAGGTCAAAGTTCTCTACGAACTGTACAACAATCGAGACAAGTAGCTAACCCATTAACTGACTAGGAGGTACCATGGCGGAAAGTAAAAAAGACCCACGGCTGGCCCGAGCAGGAGTGTCTGGGTTCAACAAACCGAAACGTACACCAAGCCACGCCACAAAGTCACACGTTGTTGTGGCAAAACAAGGCGACGAGGTGAAAACGATCCGGTTTGGAGAGCAAGGCGCTAGTACCGCTGGCAAGCCCAAGTCGGGCGAGTCCGACGCTATGAAGAAGAAACGTGCTTCGTTTAAAGCGCGGCACGGAAAGAACATATCCAAAGGTAAAATGTCAGCGGCCTACTGGGCCGACAAGGAGAAATGGTAATGCCTAAATACGCCACCACCACCGCGTTCAAACCCTGCAAAGGCTGTAGCAGCCCTGCGAAGTGTAAAGCTGCAAAGCGCTGCCTAGGTAAGAGTAAAAAGAAATGACTGCGGGAGAGTACGAGATGGGTAAAAACTGATGTTGCAGTTGCTGCTGGGTATTGGCCTCAAACTAACTGTGAAACACCTTGAGCGCTTGTTGAAGGGTAACGACGACTGGCCCTCTTGGGTCGACCCCGTGCAAGCATTGCTCCCGAAGTATGGGATAGACACCCCCGAACGCATTGGCATGTTCTTTGCGCAGTGTGGGCACGAAAGTCTCAACTTCAAAGTTTTAGAAGAGAACCTCAACTATAGCGCCAAGGGGTTAAACGCCGTTTTCCCTAAGTACTTTAGGCGCGCTGGTAGAGACGCAAACGAGTTTCACCGCCTGCCTGAGCACATTGCTAATGTCGTGTACGCTAACCGTATGGGCAACGGCGACTCTAGCTCCGGCGATGGGTGGAAGCACCGGGGGCTTGGCGTGATCCAGCTTACTGGAAAAGCTAACCACGCGGCGTTTGCTGCTAGTATTGGGAAGTCACTCGATGACACGTTGGCGTACCTCCAGACAAAGACGGGCGCGCTCGAAAGCGCTTGTTGGTTCTGGCAACGCAACAACCTTAATGTGTACGCGGATCAGCAAGATGTCCGGGGCGCTACGAAGCGCATAAACGGCGGGTATAACGGTCTAGAAGACCGTACGCACCACTACCACCGAGCGCTTGAAATAATGAACGACTGGGCTGAGACCAAGGCCACGCCGATCCTACTTAAAGTAGGTTCTCGCGGCGACGATGTTAAAAAAGTCCAACACGCGCTAGGCCAAGACGCAGATGGTATCTTTGGGAAAGTGACCGAAGGTGCAGTGAAGCGTTGGCAGGGCAAAAATAATCTAACGCCCGACGGTATTGTAGGTCCAAAAACCTACGCCGCAATGTTGGCCTGATCTGCTTAGGAGTTAACAAATGGCTGTTCTTAAAATATCATCTTTCGGGGGCATTTCTCCGCAAGTACCTCCTCGGTACCTGAAGGACAGCCAAGCGCAGATTGCCCTGAACTGCCCCATGTGGAACGGGAGCCTTCAACCGCTCGCCGCTCCGGGCGCTTCCGTACTCACGCTGTCCAAAACTACAGTACCGAAGACTATCTACAAGTACGGTCAGGACACAGAATCCGAGACCCAGTACTGGTTCCATTGGCCAAAAGACGTTGACGTTTGCCGCAGCCAAGTAGCTGGAGATGCGTCCGAATGGACATTCTTTACAGGTTCGGGTGGCCCAAAGGCTACTTATAACTCCCTAGCACTGGCAACGGGTGATTACCCCACAGCGTCTCGACCGTTAGGACTGCCTCAGCCGGCCACCGAATGTACTGCGAGTGGAAATACATTTGTCCCCGAAGCGCATCCAGCGGTGCTGCGTTTAAGCCCTACACACGTTTCGCAGATAACCTCGACAAGCGGGCTAAAGTTCAGCTTGATTAACACCCCCTCGGAAGACGCACACTACACGGCGGTAACTGTGACCAGTCCCGTTAGTGCGACCTCCTTGGCGGAGAATATAAATGCAGCAATGGTAGACGCCGCTGGTACTGCGACCGCTACGGCTGCCACTGTCGATGGGGCGGTGACGATAACGACCGTCGCTACGGGTACAGATGCAACGGTTCTAGCTACGTTCCAGACGGGCACGACTAAAGACACTGACGGTACGTTTACCTACGCAGCCAACCCAAATCTTTCTGCCACGGGGTCAGCCGATACCGATGCGTGGCTTGTTATCGAGGACTCTGAAATTGGCTCTATCGGCACCGGGCACCTGATCGGTATTACGACCGAGAGCGGCCAAGCGTTTTCAGTAGCTTCAGCAGTTATGACCGCCGCAGAGTTGGCACAGCTCATAAACACAAACGCGGGAAACAAGGTAACAGCGGCTGCTTACGGAACCAATGTGCTTGTTAAGCCCAGCACTGAGGGTGGTGGCGCTACAGGTTTTATTCAGTACGACCGGTACGTTGTCACAACGGCAGAAACGGTAGACGGAAACGGTGTAACAGTCCCAGAAGTCCGCGAAGTCTTTGCTACCTTTACCGAGAACGGTTCGGAAGATCCGGCACCGGCACGAATTGTTATTACGCAGGCGACCGCAGATGCTGCGGCAAACCAGTACTTGGCGTTTTCCGTCAACGGCGGTGAAGAACGGATCGTGCCTGTAGCCGCAAATCCTACCGTGTCGGGTTTAATTGGGCTTGGAGCGTACGGCGGCTCGGTTGTCGTCTACGGTGCTCTAGAACCTTTCGCGGTAGTCAGTACAAACGCCACGGGTACAGGCACCGCTATTTCTCTGCGTGTAGGCGACTACCCGATGGTACCAACACTCGCGCTGCTGACCGCTACGGGCTACAGCGACGAAGACGAAACTCCCGAGACCCGCGTTTACACGTGGACTTGGGTCAATCATGAGTCGTCGTTTCAGTTTGAGTCCGCTCCTGCTCCCGCGTCCGCCACCGTACAAGTCAGCTTTGGGCAAACAGTATCCCTCAGTGGTTTACTCGACGTCCCAACCGGGTACATTGTCACCCACCGCCGCATCTACCGTTCCGTGAACGGCGTATTCCTTTTCGTGAAAGAGGTCATCGCCGCCAACAACACCTTCCTAGACGATGTAATATCCGAAGACCTTGGTGAGGAGTTACCTTCTGCGACATACGCCGAACCGCCACAAGATCTGAAGGGCCTTATCAACTTGCCCAACGGCATGATGGCTGGGTTTGTAGATCGTGATATTTACTTTAGCGAACCGTACAAACCCCACGCTTGGCCAGAACACTACATCCAGACACTGGACTACAAAGTGGTCGGCCTTGGGCGCATGGACACAACCCTCGCCGTACTGACGAAGGGAACGCCGTACTTCATCCAAGGCTCCCACCCCGCCAGTATGGTCGTTGTGAAGTCAGACATTGAGCAAGCCTGTGTTTCCAAACGCAGCATCGTGAACCATGGCGGCGCGGTATACTACGCTTCTCCCGACGGCTTGATGATGCTGTCACCGGGCGGCTCGCGGATCGTCACCGAGAAGATGTTTGGGTTCAAGCAGTGGCAAGAGCTGTTTAAGCCCGAGTCGATCCACGCGTACCAGCACGATAACCAGTACATTGCGTTCTACGATAATGGCACGACAAAAGGCGGCTTTATCTATGATATGAAGAGCCAAAACGTTATCCTACACGACATCTATGCGGAGACTGGCTACCACGATCTCATAGGTGACAAACTGTTTTTAGCTTACGCGGACCGCACTGTTCGCGTCTGGGCAGCGGGTGCTACTAAAACCTATCGGTGGAAGTCTAAGAAGTTCACAATGCCTAAGCCGATGAGCTTCGCTTGGGGGCAGCTCGAAGCTGAGAACTACCCGATGAGCGTTGTATTTACCGCTGATGGCACGACCGTACATACACAGACGGTAACGTCGAGAAACCCTTTCCGCCTTCCCGCTAAGGTCGGGCGTGACTGGGAAATGCAAATTGACGGTGACCACGAAGTGTTTTCACTTGCGATGGCGCACTCTTCTGCGGAGCTACGAGATGGGTAAAATACCAACGGTTACGAGCCAAATACCACGCGACCTACGTACGTTCGTTGACCGGGTAAGAGAGTCCTTGGATGGCAATTCGGCTGAGGGTGCAGTGACGACGCGCCAGCTCGTGGCTGCGGGTATTGCAAGCTACAACGGAAACATCCTCGGTCCTGCTCTACCGTCTGGGCAGCCTACCCGCCCGAAGAACGTCGAAGCGGCTGGGGCGCTCGCCAACATTATGGTGACGTGGGACAAACCGGCCTACCAAGGACATGCGTTTGCAGAGATTTGGGCAGCCGCACAGACCGAGGCTCAGGAAGACGCAACGCCCCCAGAAAACCCTTCAATTGGCCAAGCGGTTCTCGTGGGCATGGCTCCGGGTACATTCTTTGCGCACAACATCGGCGCAGGTGGCAAACGGTGGTACTGGGTACGCTTCGTTAACTTCGCGGGCTCTGCGGGGACTTATCAATCCACGGAAGGAATTGTGGGGGAAACTGGGCAAGACCCTGTGTACCTACTCGATCTTCTGACTGGGCAACTTTCCGAGAGCGCGTTGACAACGGCGCTTAGCGAACGGATAGATCTGATCGACGGGGCGTCCAGCCTTCAGGGGTCTGTGGCAAACCGCCTGCTCGCCGTGCAAAGCCAAGTGGGCGAACTGCTTAACCTTCCTACGTGGGCCTCTACAACGGCGTACACGACGGGCGCTCAGATTGTACATGAAGGGTTTTTGTACGTCGCTTTGGCGGACTCGACCAACGTGGTGCCGGGAACTTCTGCGGTCACGTGGGACGAGATTGGGCAGTTCTCTACCATAGGGGGCGCTGTTGCAGCGCACTCAACCCAGATTGACACCCTAGTAACTGATGTTGCGTCGAGGGCTACAGAGACAAACACGTTAGCCGCACAGATGCGTGGGGACTACACAGGCGAAGACGTTACCGTTCTAGCCCAAGGACTTATCCACTCAGAGCGGGAGGCCCGAGCTACCGCTGACAGCGCCATAGCAACAAGTGTTGAAACACTGACGGCGTTTACGAACACCAAAACTCGAGTGTTTTACCAAGAAACGCAACCTGCGGGTACTACAGAGAGCCCACTCCTCTTGGGGGACATGTGGATCAACACGGCTATGACCTTGGCCGAAGACTACTTGGAAGAAGACTATGCTATTCGCTCAAACCGTATGTACCGTTATGACGGCGAAGACTGGATCGAAGCAATTGACTACGGATTCGCCGACTCGTTCGCTGCCATTCGCTCAGAAAAAACTGCGCGCGTTACTGAAGACTCGGCTCTCGCTACGCAGATCACGACCCTAGACGCCGTCACTGGCGCAAACATCGCGGGTATAAACCAGACGCTGACAACGCACACTACTGATATAAGTTCCACCGCTTCTGCCCTAACCACCCTGGCGTCGTCCTTTACCGGGGCTGTAGGCACCTTGTCTTCGGCTATCCAAGAGGAATCCAAGGCACGGTCCGACGCCTTCGAGACCACCGCTGGCCAGATTACAACCCTCCAAAGCACCACTGGAGAGAACACTGTGGCGCTGGCGACGGAGTCCGGGACACGCGCCACCCAGACTGGCGACTTGTTTGCGCAGTACACGGTAAAAACAGACTTGAACGGCTACGTCAGTGGCTACGGGCTTGCCAGCTCCGTGGTAAACGGCGTTCCCTCCAGTGAGTTTTCCGTTCGGGCCGATAGTTTTAACATTGCTGCCCCAGACTTGGACGCCGGCGGGCAACTCGTATCCCCGTTCATAGTGCGCACCACTCCTACCGAGATAAACGGTGTGGAGGTTCCAGCGGGCGTTTACATGACGGACGCCTTCATCGCGAACGGTACTATCTCAAACGCTAAGATTGGCAACGCTGCGATTGATGACGCCAAGATAGCCAGCCTAGACGCAGGCAAAATTACTGCGGGCTTTATAGCCGCTGCACGGATTGAAGCAGGTTCGATTAGCGCTGCGATGATCAACTCCCGCGGGCTTTCTATTAAGGACGCGGACGGAAACGTTATTCTGTCAGCGGGCTCTCCTTTGAACATTTCCAACATCGAGGGGCTGGGCAGCTTGGCCGCGTTTAGCGATATTAGCCTTTCATACATAACCGACGCCGGTGATCTTGCCGGGTTAAATGAAATCACAGAAGCACACCTCGCTAGCGGGCTGGCGGGGGCGATTGACGGCAAAATGGAGTCTTGGTTTCAGACCGCTGACCCTTCCACTCCGTGGTTGGACGCCGATAACGATGTGGACGTACGGGCCACGCACCTCGGTGACATGTGGTGGCAGGCTACTAACGCTGATGAAAAGGTTGTTAACAAACTCAGTCGGTACAAGTACGAGAACAGTGTGTACTCTTGGGAAGCCCTTACTGATCAGGCAGCGATAGATGCGTACTCTCTTGCGTCAACCGCGAAGGACACAGCCGATAACAAGCGTCGAGTTTTCATAGCCACCCCCACCGTTCCTTACGACGAAGGCGACCTCTGGGACCGCGGTTCAGCCACGGGGCTGTACCGGGCCAAAGCGAGTAAGGTGTCTCCGGCTGTTTACTCAGGTGCTGACTGGCAGGTTATAGCGGATAAAACCGGCGATAACGTGGCCGCGTCGATCTCAAGTCAGGGTAAATTTGCCACGCTAGATAAGGTCACCGCAGCTAACATATCTACGTACATCGCAGGCGCGGCCATTACGAACGCGTATATCGGTAACACTATTCAGTCGGCGAGCTACAAAGCCGCTACCGAAGTCGGTGGCCCCGCTGGGTGGAAGATCGACAAGACCGGGGCTATGGATATGAACAACGCTACGTTCCGTGGAACACTCGACATCGACGCGGGAACCGGTAGCCGCCTTGTTATTACAGACAGCAGAATAGAGGTTTACCAAGGTAGTACTCTGCGCGTCCGCTTGGGAGAGTTGTAATGCCTTACGGGCTTTCCATAGGCGGCTTTGCTTTTACCTACGGCGCGCTCAGCGTGGTCAAGAAGGGGACTATAACGGCTGGGACGACTGTGTACTTTAACAAGGGCGCTTACCCCGATATATCCGACTTTAGAGCGGTGTTCGTCCCCACCGGGGTGCGGAACATTACCGCAGGCGAGGTTCGCCCTTACTTCAACCAGTCCGTGTACGGGGTACTCTTGACCTCGCCTGATGACGCAGGCCCCCACAACTATTTGGTGCTTGGACGATGACATACGGTATTAAGACATTCTCGGACGACGGGTACCTGAACCTGCACAGCGACTACTCCTCGCTGGTGTACCTAGGGGAGATGACTCAAAGCGTCGCGCCCACCCGCTTCATATACACTGGGGACAACGCTAAACCGTTGTCAGCCGCTACGATCAGTTCTAACTACGGCACCGGGTTCACGTACCAAGTGTCGTTCGATACCACTGCGGACTTCGTTGTCCCATTTTACCTTCCCTCCTTTGACGGCCAAGACGTGGGTGTCATGGACCTCGTGCAAGAGACGGGCGCGTGGAAAGTTAACGTGGTCTACTCGGGCGCATCGAATCTTAAACCGAGGTTGTTTTTGTTCGGGCCTATTTCAGATGTTCCAAACATTACCCCAAACAGTTTCGGCCTGACTGTGTACAACGCTGACAGCGAAATTGTATTTACCGATAGTAAGCCACCCCTGCGGATAGACGACGTTGTTACGATAACCCACCCCAGCTCGATCAGAACAGGGAGTAAGGGTACCTGCGGGAATGACGCGTCCTGCGACGTGAATTTCACACCTGACCAGAGTTCCACAGTTAGCGGAAGCGTTAACAACGGGACCAGCAAGCTGTACGCAATCATACCGTCCGCCTACGGCGGGCTGGCGTACTCTAACAGCGGTACCTTTCGTAAGAACTGCGGGTTGTTTAACTTGGGCAACAGGAACTACGCTTGGGGCTACCAGTCGTGGAGTTCTTTTCGGGGTAGCCTTAGGCACCCTGTGGGCACCAGTGAGCACGTAGCCAGTTGGACCGGGGACTTCGCGGGTAAAATACACCAAGAGAATTCGGGCGGTTGCGGTGTCGGGGGCTTTTTGGGTGCCATACTCGGGATCGTGGCAGTTATTGCGGCTGTCGGCACCGGCGGTGCCAGCTTAGCCTTGCTCGCGGTAAGTGGAGCCGTGGGGTTTGTTGTCGGAACCGCGCTTGGAGCTTCTACCCCGTCCCTTCGGGCTTACGAAGAAGACACGACCCTCGACACGACCAACTCTACCAACCTGATGATCACAGACGCGTCCTACTATGGGATTGACAGCTCCGCAGTTGCCGGCACCGGAATTGACGGAGACGGTGTCCCCACCGGGGTAAGCGTCACGTACGTCGCGGACTACGCGCCCTTAGTGGGATACCTTGTAAACACTATATGGATGAAACCTGTCAATACCGGAGTTTCCGCCGGAGTGGCCTATGGTGGCGTAGTTATATCGGACAACATCCCCAACGCAGCGACGAGTTACACCCACACAGACGGCTATACCTACGTGCGCGAACCCGAGGTCGATGACTCCCGTGACGTCTTCGGCGTCGTTGTACTCCATTACCACAGAGTAGGAAGATACTAAGATGACGTTTAGAACAGAATTTGTCGTAGACCAAGTACTGACGCACGCCGAAATCCACGGGTTTGAGAACGCGATTGCGCTGGTTAGAGCCCACTGGAAGATCACGCATGACTCCTACCCTAACGGGGCTGCGTACCACGGGTTTGCTAAGGCTTTCTCGTCTGACGTGTATGAGCTGGACACATTCACCCCTGTGGAGGATGTTACAACCGCGATGTTTGAGCAGTGGGTTACCAGCGGTCTTACTCCCGAGACACGAGAGACCATAGTCGACCGTTCGTACACTCAAATAGTGGCTTCCCACGAGGAGTTTGGGCTTACCACGTACTACCAGAACCCCGATCCTGCATGGTCGCCGCAATAATGACTTTCCTGAAACTATCGGGTATGCTAGGCACTCCTTATATGTTAACGTGTAAGCAGGAGTATCCATGTCCAACACGGGTTTGATCTTTGATGACAAAGAGCGAGTTGGGGCGTGGGTAGCCGACAAAGTAACTCAATCCTGTACGTGGGGTTCGTTTTACGCCATGGGCGCTGAAGTCGACGGTCAAATTGTGAGTGGTGTTGTTTTTAACAACTTCAACGAGTGTAACGCCACTGGACACATCGCGCTCAGCAAACCCAACAAACTGTTTTTGGAGCTACTCGACCATGCGTTTACGTATGCGTTTGAGGCGTGCGGGCTGAGACGGCTTACTGTGCTCGTCGAGTCTGATAACTCCAAATCACTTAAATTCGTTAAGCGTATCGGCTTCCTAGAAGAAGGCGCTATGAAACAGGCTGGGTCAGCTGGGCAGGACATGATCGTCCTTGTTCTGTGGCCAGAGAACTACCGCAAAGGAAAAAATTATGGGTAAGAAAAGTACTGAAGCTCCAGATTACACTCCTTTGGAAAATGCCAGTAATAAAGCGGCAGAAGTTCAGGCCGAACTGGGGCGGGAGCAATTAGCGTTTGCCCGTGAGCAGTACGACACGGCCCGCCCAATGCTTGAAGGCATCGCGAACCAGCAGATGGCCGCACAGTCTCAGCAGATGGCGCAGGCAAAGGATTACTACGATTACCAAGTCGACACCTATCGTCCGTTGGAGCGGGGCCTCGTAGAGGATGCCCAGCGCTTTAACTCTGAAGCGTATCGCCAAGAGGCGTCGGATAACGCAGCCGCAGACGCGGGAAGAGCCTTTGGTGTGGCACAACAACAGAACCAACGCGCTATGGCCTCCATGGGTGTGAACCCAAACTCGGGTCGTTTCGCTGGCATGACTGCCGCGACCCAAATGCAGCAAGCCGCTACACGGGCGCAGGCTATGACTGGCGCTCGAAGCCAAGCTCAACAGATGGGTTATGCACGTAAACTTGACGCAGCGGGTCTGGGTCGAGGTCTTGCAGGCGCATCTACCGCAGCTTACGGCGGTGCCAGTAACGCAGGTTCTCAAGCGGGTCTTAACGCTCAGTCTGCGGGCCAGAACTACATGTCGGGTATGGCGCAGGGCGCAGGCACGATCGGAAACGGTCAAAACATGCAGTTGTCAGGCTTGGGCAACGCACTGAACAACCAGACATCTGCTTACATCAACACACAAGACAGCACGATGGGTAACATCGGCGGAGCGCTTGGTGGCGTAGCGTCTTTGTACACAGCGTTTTCAGACAGCCGCATTAAAGAGAACGTCGAAGAGGTTGGCGTCGACCAACGCACCGCCCTGACCCTTTATGAGTTTAACTACAAAGAAGGCTTCGGTGACCACACTAAACGCTACCGTGGCGTAATGGCTCAAGAAGTACAGCTGAGCTACCCAGACGCAGTTATCGAAACCAGCAGTGGCATTTTGGCTGTTAATTATGGTGCTCTCGGCATTGAATTTAAGGAGGTCAACTAATGGCTCGCAAATCAGCATGGGCAGATTTTTCTGACAACTTTAATTCCGTGAACTCAACGTTGAACAGCGCGTTTACAAAGTTCGAGACGGGCAAGATTAAGAAGAAAGACTACTTCGGCGAAGACGGTACGACCCGGCTGGAGGGCGACGCACTGATTGACGCGCAACAGACTGACATAGCCAACGTTATGGAGAAGTACGGCGATACCACAGGCGCGAGACAGCTGCGTACCGATAACGTAACGCTCAAGGGTTTGATGAGCGATACTAGGGTCAAGAAAGAAACAGAACAATCTCGGATAGACGAATCTGCGGCAGGTGTTCAGTTGCGTCAGGCTCAAATAGGGCAGGCTAACGCTGCCGCAGCTGCTAGTAACGCGCAGACTACGGGGCTGGGGCTGTCTAACCAAGCCGCGCAAAACCAACTTAATAACGACGCAACGATGACCGACATTTTTGCGCGAGCCGGGGCTATAGAGTTTGAGAGCGACGAAGCGCAAACCGCATGGATGGTCGACCAATTTCAAAACTCGAACCTGCCGATAGCTCAACAAACGGAGGGACTCAGGGCGCTAGGCGAATTTGGGGCTGAAAAACTCGGCTTGGAGTCGGCCCGGCTCATCACGAAGTTGGGCAAAGCTATCCCAAAGGGGGTTGAGGCGGTTGAGGCGTTCTACAACAACGAAATCACCGATGGCGCTCAGCTGGACATCGTAGAAGAAGACGGCACCACCGTGGCCTATCTGATTACAGGCGAAGGCGAAGGCCAGTCTAGGCAGGTCATGTACAGCGCGGATGGCGAAACGGGCAAGCAGCAGGTCATGAACTACCTAATGCAGCAGGTTAAAGACCCCGCTAACCTAATGAGCGCCGTAGTAGATAACCTCGATGCTGCAAAGAAAGTAGCGGATGTAGATAACACGGAGGCAGTTACAGGCAAAACGCAAGCAGATACAAATTTGTCCAACGCGAGAGTCAGTCTTGTCGGAGAGCAGGTTACGCAGGCAGTAGCGGAAACAGATCGAATTATTTCAGCGACGAGCTTAATCGACCAACAGACGTTCGCAGAACTCCAACAACAGGGCAAAACCTTCGCAGCAACGGCTCTGTTAGAGGCTCAAACGGATGCAATCCTAGCCAAAATCGCAGATGGCGGAGTAGCAGCTGCCGAACAGACCAAAATGGACGGTTTAATCAAGCTCCATCAGGTAGACTACTTTATGGGTATGGAACCCGACGAGCAGCTAGACATGATTGGTAGCTACATGCAGTCCGTTGGTATGAAAAACGCTCCACCTCAAGGCGTTTCCGGGAGCGACTGGGCTAATCTGAGTGCCGAAATGAAACAAAGATTCATAGCCGAAGGGGATCAAGGCCAATGAACGCAGCCCAGAAAGCGATCCTAGAGGAATCCAAACGTGCTCGGTCGGAAGGAGTAAGCCAGTTCACGCCTGCGCAGCAGGCTATCCTAGATGAGGCCAGAGGTGGTCGAACCAACAGCACAACATCTAAAGACGACGGTTCTGATTTCGTGGCCGGTGTTGCGGGTGGTATCGACTCCATGCAGGGAACCGCATACGGGCTTGTTGGTTTAGCAGGTGCCGGGCTTGAGCGTACCATTGGTGTAGGCGAGGGTCTGCGCGACTGGGGATTTAAAGGCTACCAAGACAACATGGCGGAGGTCGACTCCGAGTTTCGTGATTCCTACACGTGGGACGGTGCAACAAGCTCGGTCAGTAACTTTGTGGACGCGGGCGCGTACTATTTAGGGCGTGCTGTACCAGACGCGGCGGCGGCTCTTCTGTCGGGTGGTATCGGTTCTACTATCGCCAAGAAGGCTATTAGCGAAGGCGTTGAGGCCGTTGTCAAAGACAAAGCCAAAGACCTAGTTGGTGATGCACTAGGTGATCGCGTAACGAGCGCGGCTATCGGCTCTACCACGGGTATTTTAGCCCAAGGCGTCGGTCAAGCCACGGGTGGCATATACGGTCAGGCTGGTGAGCGGGCTATTGCAGAAGGCGGGTCGCTTGAGGATGTAAACCTAGGGCGTGTTGTTGGTTACGGCGCTCTGTCGGGTACACTGGAGTCGGTAGCTGATATTGCCACGTTAGGTTTAGCGCGGTTCGGCCCTGCTAAAAACCTAATGGAAGGGCTCGCCAAGGGCGGGAAGGCACGACAGGCTGCCACGCGTGGAACAACCGGCGCAGGTGTCGAGGCTCTAACCGAAGGTGTTCAGAGCGGACTGGAAGACATGGGTGCTGGTGCCACGGCTGGCGAAGCTAACTTTATGGACCCTACGTCCATGATGGCTGGTGCTTTTGGTGGCGCTGGTATGGGCTCCGTTGGTGGAGCGCTAAGCCCCGCCAATCGCCAAGGAACACAGATCGACACAGAGACCGCTACGCAACTGGCGGAAGAAGAAGCCGCACTGGTCGCCCAAGAGGAAGCCGAGGCTACGCAGGTAGGTCTAGCTCAGCAAGCTGAAATTACAGAGCAGGCTCGTCTTCGTCGGGACGCAGCACAAACTTTTGTACCACGTGCAGAGTTCATTAAAGCGCGCAAGGCCGAGGCTTCAGCAGCCGCAGCGCAAGACATTCGCAACACGGAAACAGAACTCGGGCAAGCTTTCGAGCAACACGTCAACGAGAAAAACATCTTTGACCCCACCGAGGTAGCCGCGGAAGCAGTGAAGTTCCAAAAAGGTTACGAGAAGTCTGCCGATACGACCCAGCTTGACCAAGACTACCTTACCGCTTTGGATGCCCACGTCGAGATCGTAGGCCGAGCGAAGCAGGTTGTTGCAGCTAACCCTGATGTCATGACGCTGGATGATGAGTCGTTGGCGTCACTGGCAGCTCAAGACCCTGAAGCATTTGGCGTTATAGGTACCATGCGGGCCGCAGCAAACCCTGCCCCTGTAGCTGAGACCGCCCCTGCTGTAACTGCCCCTGTTGTAGCTGCTAAACCTAAGCCACTTACTAAGAAAGCGCAGCTCATCGCGAAAGCCGAAGCGGCACTTGGCCCCACGTGGGAAATAGATAACCCAGAGCTGTCATCGCTGATTTCGGATGGTAAAGGCACCTCCTCCCGTGGCAAAGGGAAGAAGTCGCGTTTCGAGACAATGCTTGACAAGACCGTAGCTGACAAAGCGGAGCTTGAAGGCCCTAAAGGGTTAACCGGGCAAGCCGAAGCCTTCGCCAACGAACAACTTGGAGCGAACTGGCGTAACGAACGGCCTGAGTTGGCTGCTGTGTTATACAACGGCACATTGTTTGAGTTCCAAGCAGGCGTTGAAGCTGCTGTGGCCGAGACTTCCACAGCCCCCGCGGTTGATGACAATGTTCCTGTACTGACAGACGTGGTTGATGACAATGTTCCTGTACTGACAGACGTGGTTGAGACCGAGCAGGCTGCCACACCAACGCAACCAGCCCCAGTGGTTGAGCCCGAGCCGACCGCGGTAGATCCTGCTGTGCCGGGTCTTCCCCTAGCTACGGATCTAGGACTGTCTAGGAACGAAGAGAAAGTCTACGACGTTATCCTCAAGGCATTCAGAGACAACGACCAAGCCTCGGTGTCGTCTACGGCCCCCGACGGTAGGACCACCACGTGGGAAAGTAAGAAAATTGCGGCGCTAACTGGTATCAAAGAAAACCACGCTAGTACGAACATCAAACGAATAAAGGAGAAGATCGCCAAGTTCTACGGGTCTGTTGACACCAAGGGGGTGGGCGATCCTACTGCTATTAAGCAGCAGTTGGCTGACACGCGCATCCAAAATGCGATAGAGTATGACGGGACTGAGGACGACAGCGAAGGTGACGGCGATGACGCTACGCTAGATATGAACAGCCTAGCGCCTGACGGTGAGATGAGTACCTCGAAAACTTCGGCCTACGAAGGTGTAGACGACGAAACAAAAGCATGGACGCAGAAACAAGAGACAGCTCCCACTGCCCAGACCGCGGCGCAGAGAGCTGCTATTCGGGCTGAGTTTGATGCGGCTATGAAGAAAGACCGTAAGTACAAAGTTGCGGTCGACCTATGGAACAACGGGTTTGAGTCTGATGTAGAAAATGAAGCGGACCGTGTCCCCTTCGAGTCTATGGATGCGGGCTCTCGCCTTGAGTGGTTCGCGTTCACCACAGACTATAACTCAGGAGACCTTGACCTAGACGCCTTAGGTCAAGAGTACGACTTTATCCGTGCCGACTTTATAAAGGATACACAAAATGCCAAACGTCAAAGCCCCGACCCAGTCGGACAAATTGCAGGCCAAGCAGACCCGGAAGAGACTGCTCCTGTTAGTGGAGGAGTACGAGAAGAAGGGGCTAGACCTGAGCAAAGCGAAGAGCGTGCTGACGGGGAAGAGAACCCCACGCAGTTAACCGCTGAACAGTTTAAGGAGCGCTCTGCCAGCGTAGCAGTTACAACGAAGAAGAAGCGCCGGGTGGTTAAACCCACAGTGGCAGCTCCAGTGGTTGACACTAAGCCTACTCCCACTGTGGAGGCCAAGACACCTGCTGGAGACACACGCGGCCAAGGTACTCAGTACCATGGGTCATCCAGAGAAGTCACTTCCCTAGATGACAGCTCTTACGGACCGGTGAACATATACGGGCAAGGGTTTTACACAACGGACGCTGCTGACATAGCTACAGGGTACTCAAACGCGGGCAGAGGAAAAGGGCCTAAATCGCCGGTAGTGTACAAAGTTACAAAGCTAAAAGACGCTAACCTGTTTGACTTAGAACAGCCCTTGACCCCCCAAGTACTCGGGTGGTTCAGTCAGTCAAGAGTATTTAAAGCGGATGAAGCGCAAGATTTACCTGCAACGTCGACAGTGCGCGACGCTTTAGACTACCTGCGCAGCACTATGACCGACGACATGGAAACAGCAGATGCTATACAAGATAGTATGGAGAGCTTCCGTAGAACGCTAGAGAACGCAGGGTTCGAAGGATACCGCCACGTCGGCGGTACGTTTACAGGTAAAGCGCCCCATAACGTAGAAATCTTCTGGGAGCCAAGCGAGCAACTAAAAATCGAAAGAACAACCCCCGCGGAAGTAGAGCCTACTCCCACTGTGGAAGCCAAGGCACCTAAGAAGCGAGAAGGGTCAGTCGCTCAAGTTAACAGCGCGGACGCCATAGCAGAGCGGTTGGGTGGTGAAGTCGTTTACCAGAATGGTGAGCTGTCTCTTGTTCGCGGGTACAGCAACATCTCGGGGGCTCCAGTATACGCCGCCGCTAAAAACGATACGTACACCAAAGTGGACGTTGAGAGCTACACAGGCAACGTCTTTACCCCTAGCCAAAAGGCGGAGCTTGTAGCCGCTAAGACCGCCGTGGAAACGGAAGCGCAGAGAGTTCACGCAGAAACACCGTTTGTCACTTATGAGAACGGCTTAGCATTCTCCGAGAATACGTCTCCCGAATTGCAGGGTATCGCGCGCGGTTGGAAAGAGTTGCTCGGGCTTGAGTCCGAGGTGTACATCACAACCCTTAGCGACGCGAAGGCCAACAAGCTTAACTTTACAGGTCCACTACGGGCCGTTGGCTCTGGCACGCTAGACAGCAATGAGCGTGGATCTACGCGTCGTATGGCTGACGGCACTCACTACATTATCTTTGACGACCAACCTGACAAAGCTGCCACACTGGAGACTCTCGCCCATGAGATGGGTCATATACACCAGAAGGAAGCGTTTGACTCTGCCCCAGCAAGCCTGAAGGGGGAACTTTACGACGCGCACAAGGCTTGGCTGGCAGAACAGAAAGGCGGAACCGCTAAAGCTTTGGTTGAAGCTCTACGCGCTCGGAAGACGGGTAAAACCACTAAGGTCGGTGAAGATCTTATGGCGCACCAAGCGCAGCCCTACTGGAAGTCGTTCAGCGAATGGTACGCCGACCAAGTATCACGTTGGGCAACAACGCAAAAGGTTCCACTAACGGTTGTCGAGAAGTTCTTCTCTCGCCTCGGCAAAGCCATGAAAAGCTTTTACGCCAAGGTGGCAAACAAGAAGTACCTGCCGTCATCCGAGTTTGTGAATTACTTGAGCCAAGTCAAAGGCGCTGCCCTGCGAGACCCGCTTAACGATAACGTCGACCTCCAGTCTGACGCAATGAAGGGGTCTATGGAGCCAACACCTGAGGGGCGCGCAAACACCGGGCGCTACGCCCAAAAGGCAGGCGAGGTGTTTGGACCTAAAGCTGAGCAGTTTGTGAATGACTCTACTGAGCTTTTTTCAAAAGCCGCTCGTTCGCTAGAGTTCGTTCACCAGTTTATCCGTAGGATTAAAGGACGGTTGCCCGAAGCTGGGGTGTGGTACCAAGCTGTTAAAGAGTCAGACAAGACACGCCAAGACATCCGTCGTCAGGTAGAGGCCATAGCGATCGACGCTCGAAACCTAACGGGTGAGCGCTTAGTAGTCGTCAACGACTTTGTCAGTAAGTCCACCTACTTCCAGAAGTGGGGCTACAACCCTCAGTTTACTGACAAGAACGGAGACCCGCGCGTTATTAAAACAGACGCTATCATGGAGCGAGCCTACAACCGGTTAGCACCTGTTGAGCAGAAGTTGGTGCGGGACATGTTCCAGCACGGTGAAAACATGCGTCTGCGCAAGCTGGCAATCGCCAAAGAGATGGGTATTCCAAAGACCTTCTTTAGTGCTGAGGCCCTTGACGGTCCCTATGCCCCACTGAAGCGTTTTGGTAAGTATGCTACGGTACTGAAGTCCCAAGCGTTACTTGACGCAGAGGCGCTCGACACGGCTGAATCCAGCCCAGCGACACGCAAGACGGTGGAAGAGTTAAAGTCCGACGGAGATAACTACGTGGTCAGTTTCTTTGACACCATGGGATTGGCGAAGAAGTTCAGGAACGAGAACGCTAAGACCTACGCGTACGCAAGCGCGTCACAGCGTGCTAACGACGTAATGGAAGACCGCACACCAAACGCTGAAGTGTTCCAGAAAGTGCTTGGGGCTCTGAGCGCCGCGGACAAATCTCAGATAGACCCAGCGTCTAAGGCAGCTTTTTCCGACTTAGTGCGCGACATGTACTTTGACTCGCTAGATCAGCGCGACGCTCGAATGTCCGGGGCCAAGCGTAAGAACCGCGCGGGTTACGAAAAGAACATGATCCGTTCGTTCCTGTCTCACGCAAGCGCTGAATCGGCGATGATCTCCACTATGGAGCACGGTGCTGAAGTCAACATGGCTCTGGCGGCGACCCTCAAGGCAGCTCGCAAAAACGAAACAGAACTCATGCCCATGTACAACATGATGGCTGCTCACTACAAAGACTCGCTGGTCTACAAGCAGTCGACATTCCAGAGCATACAAAACCGTATAGCGGCTGGGAACTCTGTCTGGATGCTGACATCGAGCATTGGCTACCACGTAACGAACGCTACCCAGCCCGCCGCGGTTACGGTCCCGTTCCTTGCCGGGCACTTTAACAGCTACTCTGGCGCTTGGAAAAGCTTGCTAGACGGCTACACAGTGGCAAATGGGGCCATTAGGATGACGAAGGATCTCGAGACTGAGATCGACGTCGAAAAAACGCCTGAAAAGTACCGAGCGCTGCTGAAAGAACTCCAACTGCGGGGCCTTCTAGACGTAGGTATGGAAGAAGACTTGGCCTCGTTCGAGCGGTTCAACACAGGCTATGAGGGCCTTAACGCCGCGGGAGATGTTGCTGGCAAGATTACCCACAAGTTGTACCAAACAGCCCGTTTCGTAGAGGCTCAAAACCGTATATCCTCAGCCGTTGCAGCGTACGACATGGCACTGGCAAAACCTTCAGTCCCTGCACGGTTCGACATGACGCCAGTGGAGTACGCGACCGCGATCGTGGAAGACACGCAGGGTAACTTTGGTGCGCTTGACGCTCCACTGCTGCTCAAGAAGCTTCCTAAGCTGACAGTTCAGTACCGAAAGTACCAGTTCTTAATGGCGGCGAACTACGTCAAGAGTTTTCAGATGGCGTTTACAGGTGAGTCTCCCGAGGTAAGGGCTGCGGGTAAGCGAACGCTAGGGTACATGCTCACCCACGCTGGTATAATGGGGGGTCTAACGGGAATCCCGTTGGTATCGAGTATTTCGGCGACGTACTTTTGGCTGGCGAATCTGGTCTCTCCTGAGGAAGACGAGCCCCAAGATCTTGAGCGTTTTATCCGCGAGAACGTTCCGGGGAAATTCGGCGAGGTTCTTGCTCGAGGTGGGTTCAGTGCGATCGGCATAGACATGTCTACCAAACTTAGCCAAGACAACATCTTCAAACCTTTCCCGTACACGGAAATCGAGCCAACTGAAGATGCCCTTAAAGATATTGTCTTTAACCTAGCTGCTGGCCCCTCTGGTACCACGATGCTGAACTTCTTGCGCTCCGCCGAGTACGCAGCGAATGGGGATGTGTCAAAAGCCATCGAGCACTTTGTGCCAAAAGGTTTACGCAAGCCACTGGAGTCCTACAGACTTGCTACCGAAGGCATGTCGTTTAAGAACGGCGACATCGTGGTTACCCCAGAAGAAATGAGAGCGTCAGGTATGGTTCCACTGCTTGTTAACGCGCTGGGCATTCCTGTCAGCCTTGTCGAAAACATAAAGTACACTCGGAGCCAGCAGTACGAAATCAGCCAGCACTTTAGCACTGAGACGGGCCGTATACGACGTGAGTACATAGACGCTCACCAGTCTGGCGACCCTAGGGCTAAGCTGAGACTTAAACGCGAGTGGCGAACCTTGCAGGGTCACAAGGACAGACTTCGGGGGTCTTTCGGGAATGACAGCAAAGCGCTGCGACGCCAGTCCATATCCGATCTAATCAAAGCGCCTTTCGCTCAGCGGCGGCGGGAGCGAGGTGCTGCCAGCCGGTTCGAGTAATGTCTCTCCTCGGGCGTTAACTTATTCCCTTAGCGCCCCTTTCGCCTAGCCTTATCCATTGGGCTAGGCTTTTTTTTGTACGAAAATCGTGTAGTATCAAGTTGTTAGCTAAATTCACACTCAGGGTATGACTAATGCGACATTTGTTTATTCCAGATACTCAAGTTAAGAAAGGCGTGCCGCTCGACCATCTCCGCGCGCTAGGCAACTACATAGTAGAGAAAAAGCCAGATGTGATTATCCACATTGGTGACCATGCCGATATGCCGTCGCTGTCTAGTTACGAGAAGACCGGCTCCAAATATTTCGAGAACATGCGATACCGAGACGACATCGAGTCCTCAAGGCTTGGCATGGAAATACTGCTAGAGCCCATGGTTCGCTACAACAATATGCAGAAGCGCAACAAGAAAGCCCTGTACAAGCCGCGGATGGACCTCACGCTTGGCAACCACGAGTATCGCATCCAGAGAACAATTAATGACGACCCGGTGAAACTTGAGGGTCTGATGAGCATGAGCGATCTCGGCTATGAAGAGTATGGCTGGACTGTTCACCCGTTCTTGCATCATGTCGAGATTGATGGCGTGCTGTACTCGCACTATCACAAGAATCCAAATAGCCCGATGGGCAACCCAATGGGTGGCACCATTCAGTCAAAGCTCAACAACATGAAGCAGAGCTTCTCGAATGGTCATAACCAGATGCTCCAGTACGGCATAGCTTATACCGGATCAGGTCGCAGGCTGCATGGTTTGCAAGCTGGTGCGTTCTATATGCACGACGAGGGCTTCATGGGGTTGCAAGGTAACAAACAGCACTGGCGCGGCGTAGTAGTCAAGAACGAGGTGAAAGATGGGCAATACGACCCCTGTTTTGTGTCTCTCGACTACCTTCTGAAGAACTACAGGTAGGAGCGCACAATATTTATTTTGACTACAGTTTTACTACATTCCCAAATAGCGGTTCGGTAAGTATCCGTTTTAATTAACCTATTTATACCCACTGCAACTCAGCGAGATAAGCAGCAGCTTTTTTTTCAAATAATTTCTGTTTAATTTCTAGCTAGTTAACAGATAGTCAAACTGTAGCTTTCTCAGGTGAAACTACTTGAACACAGGTGTATGTACCTGTACGACTACATCTTACTTCAGTTTGATGCAGGCGGGTTTTAGCTATGGCGAGTATATACAGACGCGGGAAAGTCTACTGGATTCAGTGGAGCCTCGACGGGGAACGCCACAATGAGTCTCTGCGCACCACCGTAAAGAAGGAAGCGCTGATAGCCAAGTCAGCTAAAGAGCTGGAGACGCGGACCGGTGTGTCCGTCGCCCAGTCTAACTGCACCGTGGCAGAGTTCAGCGTACAGTACCTTTTGTGGCACCGTGGAGAGTACCCGTGGGCTGAGAAAGGAATGCGCTATTACTTCGACTCGACCTTGCTACCTTCGTTCGGCCACATGCGCCTCGCCAGCCTAGATCCCCAACAGGTAGAGCTGTGGAAACACAAACGCAACGGATCTATGGGGCACTTGTCCAAGCGCCCACGAACACGACTCACTGTTAACTCAGAGCTAAAGAAGCTCAAGGCGCTGGTAAACAAAGCGGTCGAGTGGGGAGTTATACCTAGGAACACGATCGCTCCAGTCAAAATGTTCCAGAACTTGGATGCTAACGCACGCGGGTACCTCACGAAAGAACAGCTAAACGCGCTGTACACCGCTGACCCTGAGACTGCTGCGATCTGGCAGCTAATGGCCAACACGGGTATGCGGATCGGGGAAGCTATGAACCTAAAATGGACGAGGGTTAATGCTGAGAGGGTGAGGGTTGTATCGAGTCAGGAACATATGACAAAGACGCGCCAGTGGCGGGACATACCAGTATCACCGGGATGTCGATCTGCGTTGGCGGAGTTGAGGGGTCGCAACGACGGTTACGTGTTGCCGAGGGTAAATATCACTACGTTGAGGAGGTACTTTAAGAAGGCGTGCGATAAGGCGGGGTTTGATGCAGTGCCTCACGAATTACGTCATACATTCATTAGTCACTTAGTGATGCAAGGCATTCCGTTGCGCACAGTGCAGGTACTGGCGGGGCACAAGAGTATCGCCGTAACAGAGCAATACGCGCATCTTGCGCCCAACCACATGTCAGACATGGTTTCTAGTCTTCACCTCTAGGGAGCGGCGTCATGCTACCACTTCCTCGTGCTGAGCTGATCTGTTCGGGGATGCCGTAGATCTTCTACAAGCAAAGAATTGTCGATGTGGTCTCGGGTATTCACGCAACGTGCGCTTCTTGTGTGGCGCTTTGTTCCACCGCACAGTTCGCAGATTTTACCATCGAAGAACTTTAGCTTCTGCTCTAGCGCATCTGCACGAGCGTACATTTTCTCTGCATCGGACCGTAAACTATCAGGTGTTACCTTTGCGTAGTTCATGTTGTTACTCTCCATAGTGAGTTTAGTTTCGAATAATCGGGTCGGTCTATTTCGCTGCACGCTGTGATCTGCCTGTACTTATCTTCGCACGGTATGCAGCTGCTGTGGCGCTTGCCGCTTTTGTGGTTGAGGTACAGGGGTGCTGCTACGATTTTGCCACAGCTGTAACACCGGGCTTTGAGTGGGGCTGCTCGGGCCATTAGTTGACCCCCGTTGAACCAAAACCTTTCTTGCCCCGTGTGGTGTCGTCCAGCTCCTTCACCTCAGTCGAGACCAGCATTGCCGGCACTACAATTAACTGTGCGATACGCTCACCGCGCTCAACTCTAAACGGCACGATGTCTGTACTGTGAACCGTCATCACAACGCGGATCTCGCCACGGTAATCTGAATCAATTACACCTGCCATGGTGTCCACGCCTCGGCTAACAGCCAGTCCACTGCGTGGTTTGATCAGACCAACGAACCCATCTGGTACGGCAACTGCGATGCCAGTACTGATGCTCGCTACTTGCCCGAAGTGAACTCGGGAGAGGTCTTGGTCTGAGTAGATGTCGAACCCTGCGGCTCCTGCGGTGGTACGTTTTGGTATTACTGCTGTATCTGTTAAACGTTTGAACTTGATCATCGTCTACACCTTGAGAAGAACTTGAGGAAATATGGTGTCGATGTTCGCCAGCACTGCCAGCAATAACACAACAAAGGTGTAAGTCATCAAGGCGGTATAGACTGCCCAGTACCATTTCATTTCCTCGATCAGCATGTTAAAGGCGACCTGACCACAGAACATCATTACCGACAGCATGATCATAATTTGTAATATTGTCATGTTTAATTCTCCAAGATCATCGGTTGGACGTCGACGCCCACCATCAAGTGGAAGATCGCTTTGGCCTGCGGTTCTAAGAGCTTGGGTCGCGACCAGTCGTACCGTACAGCAGATGCCACGGCTTGGTGTCTGTGTGGTATCCCAGCACGGTATGTGAATGTATACCCGCTGATGTCGTCAATTAGTTTTTTCATTGGTCTTCCTCCCGATACGGGGATTCCCGTTTCGTAATCGTTTGATCTTCTTGGGGGTGCCTTTCTCCGCTGTTATGTTCTTTGTAGTGACCATTTTAGTTTAATCCCTAGGGAGCCCCCACCGCTGGATCATCCCCCCTACTGCACTAGGGGACGCCTCCAAAAGTTCTGCGATGGCGATACTTTCCATCCCTTGCTTCAACAGTTTGTTTATTAACCGTGACCGGGGCGTCATAGGACGCGGAGGGGTTGTTTTAGGACGCCCCCCTAATGCTTTGGCACCCATGTCACGGAACTTTGTGTTGCCCCACACTCGACGCGCTCTGGCGTTACAGCTTTTTGCGTCGATCATCATTGCTTCGAGTGTGGTCATGTTGCTTGCCATTCTTATCCGCCCGCTTGGGATTCAGTAGCAACCCCTTCTTCAGTTTTCACAATTGACAGCGCTTTACTGTCGAAGAACTTCGTGAAGTTAAGTTCGTAGCAACGAGACTGGCCACTCGGGACAGTAGTGCCAGAACCCAAAGTAATGCGGGGGCTAAACGTGCCATCCGCTTGGAACACTAAGTAACCTGCACGGTCTAGCTCTTCCTTGACGGCAGCAGGTGCCACGCCGTGCTCCTTGCACCAGTCAGCGATTGCTTTGACTGTGACGTAGACCTTCTTGTCCTCGGTACATACACGGCCCACTGCGGGGTTGCGCATAGTTTCCATCGGATGTTCTTTGACCTTGGAGCGGTTATCACCAAAGTGCTTAGTGATAATCAAACGACCCGGCAGAGTAGCAATGAACGCAGCAAGCTGTTCACTAATGTCGAGGTTGTTTTCCCGACGGCTCTCACGCATGGTCTGGACCTGACCTAGCGCCCACTTTTTCATGGCGTCCATGTCAAACTGAACCAAATTCAGTTTGTGTGCGATCTTACCTGCCACCAGCGCAGTCACAATGGTGTCTCGGTAGAACCGTTCCTTGTTGTCTTCTTCCGACTTCGGGTTGAACTTGCTACGAGCCGAGACAATCTGGCGACGTACCCAGTCTTGGTTCTCGATGATGAACCGGATGTACGGGCGGCAAGCCTCACCGTAAACGTGGTCCATGTGGTTCTCGACGAACTCCTGCGTGATGTCAGGGAAAACCTTGTTCCGGTAGTCCGCTGGTAATGACACCTCAAAGAAACGTAGCTGCGTAGCTTCAACTCTATAACCTGCTGGCAGCTTACTAATGCTTTCCATGATCGAGTCGTTCGATGTGATGAAGCTGTTCTTAAACCACTGCCCGCCGACGGTACTGAACTTGCCCGTGGTGCCCAGTCGTTCCTTGTCCCGACCGTTAGCCAGCGCATAACCGGTACGAGTTAGCTCGTCTGGAGATCGTCCTGAGAACTCGTCGAGGACCATTGGGACAGAGCCCATGATCGCAATCCGTTTGATCGCTGCGTTGAGCGTAGATCCTTGCTCACCAGTCTGACGTTCCATGTGCCGTGGGTTGCCATAGAAGCCGCACGCGATCTTAGCGGCAGTAGACTTACCTGTGCCACCGTGACCTGTGAACGCCAAAGGCAGGCCGTGCCAGTTACTCGACCCCATCAACTCAACAAGGGCTGAGCCCATAGAGTGGCAGAGAGCGAACTGGAATGGTTCCGCGCCGGGGCGGTTGTACAGCTTGTCTATGTTTGAGGTCCACTCTTCAAGCGTACCACTGCGCCCAAAGTCGAGGGCTATATCTTGTGGCATACTTGGGTCGCAGAGAACATCGTGCTCACCGTCGAGGCTCAGCTCCTTGGTGCCTATTACAAAGCCTGTACGCTCCTTGTTCCACCCGAACTGGGCAACCGTCTTAGTCTCGACCCGCCATTTCTGTAGCGTGTCGATTAACTCTACTGCAAAATCAACCATATTATTTCTCGCGTTTTTGGAGCGTGTGAGAAACACCTCGTACGATGCAAGCGTCTTCGCCATCATGTCTGGGGATGCTAACTCTGTCGTAGGCATAAAGAATTCGCGCCAACGACCGTTTTGCTCTAGTGCTTTCCAATGTATGTTCCATACTCCTTCGCTGTCTTGGATGCGATTAATGGGGTATACGAACGAGCGGCAGAACGGTGTCCAGTGGACGACGCCCTCTTCGTCTGTGTAGGCTTTCGATAACGTCTGACCGTTCCAACGGTAACCTGCCGCGGGCCAGTGTGGGATGTGCTGCCCTTCGATAACCTGTCCCGCTGCTGCGGCTGCTTTCGTGGCGACGGCGTTAGCGTCTATGCTGGCTTCAGCGACAGACTCTGCTTTTTCAGTAAAGCCTAGTGTGACTGGAAACCTGCAAGTCGCCGCAAAAGGACAGTCTGCCATGCACCCGGCGTGGCGATCCATTTCTACGCACGATGTTGGACCAACAGTCCACTCGTCGATCTTCTCTTGCGTCTCCGCCATGGAGTAGCCTTCGTACCCTTGGCTCCACTCATGGATCTTATCTGCGCCATCCTTACAAAACTTGATGACCCCGATGGCACGGTGCCAATGAGGTTCCGGTATGTTGCCACCACTGTCTTTAAACTGACGAACAGCAGCACAGTTCTTGGCTACTACTTCCGCGTCGCTGTCAGGGTAGTCGACCGGCGTATCAGCAAACGGGCTAACATTCGCAGCCTTTCGAGTGGTCGGCGCAGGTTGCACGCTGTTGTTGGTTATGAAATCCGATAACGCTGATCGCACTTTGTCTACTGTGTAGACCTTACCTTCCCTGAGTAGCTCTACGGGGCGCGCTGGTTCGTACTTGCGGTTGTGAACGCCTATGGGCCGTAGAATACGCGACGTGTCACTATCCACGGCGCGGTCTGCTTTAATCTGTAAGTGCGTTGTGACGTCACGCTTCATAGCGGACAGTTCTTCCCACACCTCGGTCGTTATGTCTTCGTTGAGGTGGATGTAGCTGTGGTACCCGCCGCCGGAGTTAACGATCGTTGGGGATAACCGTAATGATTTAGCTAAGAGAACCACGCCTTCAAGCGCTTCCTCCTTTGTGTCGTACGCGTCCTTCTTGGATACGTCGACATCGAAGTCGTCGAAAAGTGACCGACATGCCACCACGTTTTCCTGCGTGCGGATGCGGCGCTTGCCGGTCTTCTCGTCATCGTACCAATCGCCGAATGAGTTAACTCCGAAGTAGACTGTTTCTCCTCTACCATCGAAGAATAATGCTGCTTGAGCTGCCTCTTCGGCGTTGGGGTAGTTCTTCCATTTGAACCAAGAACCGCCGTCGTCTTTCGCCTGCATGAGGCCAAGGACAGTCTGCCCCTGTGACGGAAGCACTAGCTTTAGGAACTCTAATGTACCCATGCCGTTACCTATTCTGTTGACGTGTGAACAAATAGTAACGGGGGCGAACCCCCGTTACTCGCGAGCAGCGGTGCTAGTCGTCGAAGTCTAGATTGTCTAGCGCTGCGTCGATGCTGTCGTAGTCGTCAACTTTAGCAGGTTTAGCTTTCTTAGGCGCGGCTTCTACCACTTCGGCAACTGGCGCTGGGGTGGGCTTAGGGGCTGGAGCTGGTACTTCATCGAAGTCGTCACCGAAGCTTTCTACGTTTGCCGTGCTGTCAAAGCCTTCAACTTCGCCAAACGGGCTTGCCAGCTCTCGCTCTTTAAACTTCACAACTTGAACTGCACGAAGTCGTAGAGACACGCCGTTACCGTTGTTAGAAGAGTACGGCACCAACGCCAGATGGCTGTTGATCGTGCTGCCGGTTGTTAGTTCGAAATCCTCCGGCAAGAGCTGGTTTCGAGCGTCAAACTGACGTGGCTTCTTTGTTAGCTCATTGTTGTACGAACCTTTCAAGCTCGACTTTACTACGAACCCGCCGTCGACCTGCTCGAAAACCTCCTTCGCAGATGGCATCTCAGGCCAGTTGGCAGCTTTACGCTGGTTGTACGCATCTGACATGTCTTTATAAAGATTGGCAGCCTGCTCTTTTTGGAGCTTAAAGTTCAGCTCATACTTTGCACCCTCATCCAACGGGTCACACGGGACGCTCTGCCCTTTGCCGTTGTTGGCCTTGGTGTCGTACTTGTACGTCGTGTTGATACGCGGGTACAGGGCTTCGACGTTAGTCAGGATGTGCATTGCGTTAGTTGTAGCCATGGTAAATTCCTCTCGGGTTTGGTTAATATGTGTAGCCATCAGTGGAACCAAACGGGCTATCCGCTTGCTCCGGCGTATGTATAGAAGTGAGTTCGTCTTCGTCTAAAAATCGTGTGACTTTAAACGTCAACGTTGCTCGCTGATCTACACGGGTAACGTCGATTTTTGTTACGACGTGTGTTAGTTGTTCGCCTCGTGCTATGACTTGGTCTTCGTAAGCACGAAACGGTCGGACACTCGCAGCAGGAACGCGAAACGTTTCCGCATAGTCCGAGTTTGGTTTGCGAAGCGTAAGCTTTATGCTTTCCGCGCAAGCCTTTCCCAGTTTGCCATTAGGCGTAATTCGGGAACCCCATGTGTTGTTCGTACATACAGAACACTTCTTCGCTTGGGGTTCGGTTGCATTAACAGACGGAACTACACCGTCATCAGACGAACACAGCTGCTCACCCTCAAGTGACCGGTAGTGTCTAGCTTTGTAAATCCGTGGTAGTACCACGACTTCTACTGGCAGATCATCCATCGTTAACATCTACTTACGCCTAAAATTGACAACTTGAGTTTCTGACCAATTGATACCCGGTGGCAAATCGCCCTCGGCTTCCTTGAATTGCTGGATAGCAGTTTTGTTTACCCGCCGTTCCAACATCTCCCAAGCATCGTTCTCCTTTACGTGCCCAAGTAACGCATCCCAATCTGCCACAGTGGCGGAAGAACGTGTTGACCTGTAAGCAGTTCCAATGTCGCGTGAAGACACGTTGTCTATTCCCCGGTCTTGGAACCGTCGCAGAAACTCGACCTCGATCTTGTTCTGCTTTGCCTTGTCCCCTGAGTCGTCGTCGTCATACGCAGCTTTGCGTTGTGCCCGTCGATCTCGCAGGGCGATGAACAGTTTTAGGCAGGAACCGTCATCCAACTCCGATATTTTCGTCATTTGTTTTCTCCTTTTTACCGTGTAGCCAGCTGTTAATATCTGCTTCATCCCAACGCAGGACTTTCTGCGAGACCTTGATAGGTTGGGGGAAGCTTATTTCTCGCCGCCGCAGTGCTGGTAATGCTGCTTTGGTGATGCCCAATTTTTCAGAAACCTCTTCTGGTCGTAGCAAGTTCATACGCTTTATGCCTCTATGTGTGTTTACTTGTTAACAGATTAGTACATATAGGTTCGCCTGTCAAGCCATGACAGAACCCCGATGTGCCTTGACCTCGTCTAGTAACGCGCCCTGCATCTTCTGCTTATTGCGAAGACGAGAGTAGATGCGCTTCTCGACGGGTGTTCCTTCCAACATGATGATGAAGTTATTCATCTTCTGGCCCGGTCGATTGATCCGACCGTTAGCCTGCTCAAAGACCTCGTTCGACGTTACGCATGAGTACCAAATGATGGTAGAAGCGGACGTCAGTGTTAAGCCGTGGGACATAGCGGCAGGTTGCGCCACGATGACCCTTGGTTCTTTTGATTTCTGGAACGCCCCGAATATGCGGTCACGTTCCTCTTTCTTAACTCCCCCGTGGATCACTTCAACGGTGAAGTCTTTTCTCAGTTCGTCGGCGACCATGTTGACCGAGCTAACATACGGCACAAACACGATGACCTTGCCCTCAGCTTGGCGAACGATCTCGCGGGTCTCTTCTATGCGCGGCGAAGATGGGATAGTCAGCTCTGTCTTGTCGTTAGAGTAGACGACGCCGCAGGCAATCTGTACAAGCTTGCCCATCTTTACTGCTTCGTTAACTGCTGTGATTTCGCCGTTGTCGGCTTCGGTCCGCATCCTAGCGACCATCTCTTTGTAGGCTTTGTTTTGTTCTTTAGTTAGCGCTACTTGTCGAGTCTCATACATAAGTGGCGGCAGGTCAACGCATTCATCACGAGTAAAGCGTACAGACGGTTGCATAACCTCACGTACGATGTCTGTTGCATCAGGTCTTGGTAGCCACTGGAACTGCGACAACTGGCGCATTACTTGGCCCTTAAAGCGATTGAAGTAAGGCGGTACGTTGCTTGGTGATATAAGTCTGCATTGTGCCCAAGCATCGGTTGGTGCGTTTGGTGTTGGCGTACCAGTCATACCCCAGCAAGCACGGGTGGGCTTATGTCGGTTGATTACTTTGTTGATCGCTTTCCACCGGTCGGTCCCTGCGTTGCGTGCTGCCTGTGCTATCTCGTCGATGATGATCAAGTCGATGTCCGGGCGGTCTGCTAACAAAGGCTCGATGATCTGCAAACCGTCGTGGTTGATGATGTACACGTCGACGTCAGTCTTCAGCATCTTCTCACGCTTCTGCTTCGAGCCGTACAACACGGCGTACTGTAGGTGTGGAAAGTGCTGAAACACTTCGTCGGCCCATGTACGCTCTAGCGTTGACAGTGGAGAAACAATTAAGACCTTGTGCAGATGACCGATACTGCGCAGGTAGTCGTAGGCCCATAGAGACGCCAGAGACTTACCAGTCCCTAGCTCGCTAAGGTTGAACGCCCGATCATACATAGACAGAAACGCCGCCGCTTCTCGTTGTGCGGCGAAGGGTGTGTAGCGACCGGGCCAATCATAATGCTCCCTGATAGGAGCTGGTGCGTCAAAGCCGAGGTTGCGCAGTACCTTAGTCTCGGCGATCTTGTGGGGCACCGCCACGTACGGGATGCCCTTAACTGTGAACGCTTTCGCTGTTGGTATTATGTTGGTGATGCGGGCAGGCTCCCGGCTTTTAAGTACCAGCGCCTTCTTCTCATGCCATATCAACATGGGGTAAATCCTTATCTAATTCGGCGTCTAGCTGTCGGATGCGCTCATCGCATATGTGTTTAATCTTTTCGTAGTCGAGCCGTCGTTGGCCCTCCTTGGTGCGCAAGATACGCTTCACGATGTCAGCGTCCCACGGGTTCAACCCGTACTCCAACCAGATGTCCCAAGGCTGGATCGCATGTCGCGAATAGTCTGACTCACCGACGTTGTGCGCACGGATTGGGTCTAGCGCCTGCTGGTGTGGAGGCTTCATCTTGTCGATATACTGTTGCGCCTGCTCCGTGGTGACGTCACAGTTCAGCGCAATGTCGTAGATGTCGCAATCTAACTGGGTGCCGTAGACGCCCGCAGGTGTGCGGTGCCGCAGCAGGTAGGCCCATACTCTCTCGTCGGTGTTGTCCATTACTTACTCCCCTTGGTGTACATCTCCGGGTTCTTCTTACGCCAGCCACGGTTTTCTTTTTTGCTGACAACCTTTGTGTTCGACTTGTCGGTGCTTCCGCCCTTGTCTAGGGGGTCCACGTGGTGAACATCTTTACCGTCACCCTTTGCGGCACGACCGTCAGCGATTGCTTCGCGGCGTGCTTTGTTTTGGGCAACACGTTTCTTTTGGACACTAGGCTTCTTGTTGTAAGCGGCCTTAGTCTCTAGTTCCTGCTTCGATGATTTTGGCACTGATCGCATCCTCAACTTGTTTAACGTCGTCGACTACAAGTGCTAACCCGTAAGCAGATTGTATGTCGGCCAATTCACGCTCTTGGTTAGCCGTGACATTCTTTATTTTGCCCGGTGCCTTCGTCTCGAAAGCCATGAACAAACCTTTGTAGCACACAAGTATATCAGGGCAGCCTACACGTCCCATGCCGTTAGACACAGGCATGTAGTACCACGCCCCAATAGACTGAAGGTACTCTTTAACTTTCTTCTTAACTTTACCCTCTGGGGTCATAGCCATTCTTAGTACCTCTTAGTGGAGACTAACGGACGGTACGAAATCGCCGTACATCGCTAGGTAAGTCTCTAGTCTTAGCGCCAGTTCAAGCTCAAGTGGAGTTAGGCTGGGCATGTCAATCGTTAGCGCTAACAAATCTTCGTTAGAAAGCTCTAAGAACTGCTCAATCGTCAGTGGTACGTCAGTCATTATTTATACTCCGCAGAACTCGCAGTTTTGTCTACCTACCGGGCACCAGTTCTTGCAGAGGCCGGACGGCTTAGGTGTCCATTTGTCGTCATGGTGGGCTATCGCTAAACGCTTTAGCCGTGGCATGAACTCGTTCCAGATTTCTGGAAGCTGCTGACGCGTGAACACCTCTTTATCGAACTCACCAGACTTTAACCAGATGAATCCCGTCGTAACCTTATCTATCCAAGGGTACTTAGCAAACGCTAAGGCCGCGAACAGTTTCAGCTGGTCCATGTCAGGCTTACGCTTGCCAGTTTTCCAGTCGAGCAGGTACGCTTTCTCTGGACCAACGACGCCGATGTCGATGATGCCCCGTACCCATACGTCGTCTGCCATCCATTCGGTTGGCCGGAAGCTGCGGTCGAGTGCGATACTTTCTTCGATGACACGCTTGCCCTCATAGGAAAGTATCTTGTCGACGTACCGCTCGTACTTCGCAATGCTCTTAGGCAAAGGCTTACCGTCCTTAGCGAACAGCTCCAGTGCCGTGTGTACTTCGTTGCCCCAGTTAGTTGCCTCCGTTTGGGGTTCTTTGACTTTACGCGTCACTCTAGTTAACTCGAAGCGACGCGGACATGTTTCAAACGCTGTGAGAGCCGAGTAGCTCCAAGGTTTTTTTAGTTCCACTGTGGTAGTTTTCCTTCATATATTTCTGTATCGATTATGTCCCAGAACTCTAGCAGCAGTTCGGTACGCAGTTCGGTCTCCAGCCGCTCCTGCTTTAGCCGTTTGCGCTGAATTTCTAAGAACGCCAGTCGTCGTTGTGCCCATTTATGTTCTTGTTCTGCCATCCATTGCATCCGCTTAGTATAGGGTATCTGGCCGTAAAGCTCTTCGGCTTTGGTGATGGCTCTTCCCATCCGCTCCCTGCGCGCCTGCTGGACAAATCGCCCATTTACTCGACGGTGTATGGCTTGAACTTCGACAAACTGTTGGCTTCGTCTGTCGAACTGATCTCGTACTTCCATTAGGTAACCTACAAATCCTTCTAAGTCGTGCGCGAACGCGCGGATCAAAGGGTTGAGAAACTCATGCGCTTTCGGGAGTAAAAAGATCTCCGGGTTGTTAGCATAACTTTGCATGTGTCTATCAGCCACCGTGAGCCACTCGCGCACTTTGTCTGGGTTTCTTAGCAGCTGTACCGTAACAGCTGCTGTTGGTTCTTCCGTTTTGTTAACTTCCATTGGTCACCCCAATTTTACCTTATCCTACTTACTTGCGGGCTTATCTGTTATCTAGTGCCGCAAGTTACAGGTACAGGTGTTCCTCCCTAAACTTACTTACATGTATATAACATAGCCTGCAACTATATGCACCTACTATCGACATCCGTGCCTCCTTTTAAGTGGTTCGTGGATATTACTTTGCGTCACCGTAAGTGTCACCGATGTCACCTTCACTCCATGTAACCAGCTCAGGCCACCATATAGGGGGCGTGCGCATTACTTTCTGTACTAGATCTAGCATGTCCTGCGATTCGCTTTCAGGAACGATGTAAACCAGCTCATCGTGAACCATTAACGCAGGGTTTAAGCCCGTAAGATCTTGAACTGTTAACGCGTTGTCAGCAATTACACACCGGGCAAGATGCTGAACGATGTTCTCGTCGATCTTCCCTGCATAGATTCGGGCTTTGTTGCGACCGTGCCCATACACAAACTCCATACGTCCGTCGGCCTCGTTACGCTCGGTACGCAGGCTTGGGTAACGGATGATGCCTTTAGGTGTCTTTAGCCCTTCAGGGACTGGGACAACCATACCCCACGGGTCGAGAGCAGCCCCCGTCGCACCACGCATAATAGTTGGCAGTACGTTGTGACATGTGCGCCATCCTCTGGTGATCTCGTAGTAACTGTCCCGCCATTGGTTCACGATGTCTTGGCTCTCAGACTCATCAATCTCTACACCGCCCATCAGCTTGGCGACGGTCATAAACGTTTTCCATCCTGCCCCGAAACCCAGCCCGAGGTGGGCAACTTTGCCGACCTGTCGTTGCTGCTTGGTCACGTTGTCGTATGGTACGGCGTAAAGCTTACTGGCGAAGTCTTTATATAGGTCAGCTTTCTCTGGGTCGGCTTGGAACATTGCCGTACTAGATGGCACCTTCCATAAGAAGTGGTTAACACGTAGCTCGATGCCGGACAGATCCGCCACGACGACCTTGTACCCTGCCGGTGCGATCAACGACTTACGCAGTGCATCCGATGGTCGGGGTGCATACGGATTAACACGTGGTAAGTTCTGTGGGTTGTAGCCCCACCCGCTCCAGCGTCCCGTAGTGTCCGCTCCGTAGTACTTCAGCGGAATAGGCACCCGTTTGTCAGGGTGCGCGTTAGAGGCGTCTAGGAACGCGTTGATGCGCGTCTGTAGGATCGTTGACTTGGCGTCTAAGCGAGCGGCTGCTGCTGTAGCAACTATCGGGTTGTCATGTTCTTGTAGCGCAAGGAACTCTTCGTCTGTCTTTGCCAGCGCAGGTATCTCTTTGCCCGTTCGTGCTGAAATCTTGGTTGGAACTTCCACGCCCACGGTACGTAGGAACGCTGCAAACTTAGCAGCAGACGATAGCAGCTTTAGGATCGCTTCTATGTTCTCCTCGTCGGTGTGCGCTGCGTCGTAAACGTTCATCTCTTTAGATGCTTCGAGCAGCACCTTCTTCTTACGTATGCCTTCTTCGACCAACGTGTCGTACAACAGTGAACTGTTAGCCTCAAACTTTGGCTCGACTAACATGCGGATCGTCATGTCGATAAGCCGCACCTCGTCTTTACGTGTCTGCGGTATGAGTCGTCTCAGTAACGCGTAACACTGGTCAACGTCGTCCTTGTTATAGAGAGCCATGTCGGCAATCTCTTTCTTGGTGAACTCCGACAAGCGTCGGCCTTTCGTGGCGATGAGCGCGGACTGGTCTTTGTAGCCTATCTTGTAATGCTCCACGAGCTTGGCCAGTGAACCACCAGCGTCCTTGGCGTGGATTGGTCGAGACATAGCCAGCGTGCATCCCCATAGCCGGGGCTTGATGTGCATACGCCATGCTAGGATCATAGAGTCAAAGCCGGACAGGTTGTGCCCGACTACCCAATACTGTGACCAGTCGACCTTGGACGCATACTCGATGACGTTCGCTTCGCCGAATACAATCTCGGTCTCGCCGTCGTCAAACTTAAACCCACAAGAGATTATCTCTGTGTCAGGGTGCATACAGTAAGCGATGGGGGACATCTTGGACAGGGAGTGCGTGACGCTCCAGTAGGTCTCAAGATCTACGGTACATATTTTCATTTAGGTCTCCATTCCCCGCACTAAGCGGGGGTGCAAAGTTAGCAGATTTATAGGTTGGACATCCACCACGAGACGAAGACGACAATCACAGAGAGTGAGACAGACGTGGCAAAGCATCTCTTACAAAACCTATCGGTAAAGCTTAGCGCCGCTACTGGCGGCTGATCCTTGATGCGGGTCTTACGTGGGCGGCCTCGCTTTAAACGCGCAGGGGTGTTGAGCGCATCTTCTAACGACCACCCTCGGCCTAGGCGGTTGTGTACTACGCTTGGGTGCAGCCCTTTCTTACGGGCTAGTTCTGATACATTGGTTGACGTGTTAGACATGGTTGTTCTCCTATTATGGTTTTGTAATTCGGTGGCCTATTGCCAGTGATGCGAGCATGTCGCGGTCGATGCCTAAGCTTTCCGGGAGTAAGGAAGAGTTCTTCGCCGCTCGACTGGGTGCTGGCTCGCGTAATTTATCCATGTACGCCGCTGGTACGTACATCTCGATCTCGGGCATGGCCTTGATCGCAGCGTTGAGAGACGAGTAACCAGCCATAAATATCTGGATCTGGTCAACAACATCCCTGAACTGCGTGTTGATGCGTCGGAGGTGGTCTTTGTGTGCCGAGACTACATCAAAAAAGCTGCGGAGTAGGTCGTCACAGTCATCAAGTTTTAAGTCTACCTCCACGCCGTAGTAGCGGTCCTTGGTTGCAAACGGCAGTGATACTGTGTCGTGCTCTGGAAACTCTAGGTCTTGCTTGTGTACATTGCGGTCGCGGTCAAGAACGTCTGAGCCGTCAAGCGGGAACCTAATCACCACACGTCGGTGGTCTTTTAGCCATGTTGCTGGGAGCTTGCCCTCCAGATGCGGCGCGTCTCTGTATGACGCCTTACATACTGCGTCCCTTGCTGAATCGAACAACGGGGTGCCATATGCAATCGTGCGTGGTGGATATGCTTTTATCGCAGCTTGGCGCATTGTTTCTACGTAATCTAGCATCTGGTTCATAAGTGTGTCAGTTTTACGTACATACATAATCTAGTCCTCGAATTTTATTACGGTGCCCCAGCTGAATGCCGTGGTGCCTGTCGTGAGCCACACTGTTTCGTGGCTAGCCGTGAATTGGGATTGATCGCCGTAGCCATCAGTCAGGTAGACAACACACTCGGGCTCGATAGCGTTGTCGTCGATCCAGTCGAACACTGGCTTGAACGATGTGCCGCCGCCGCCCAAGGCTTGGATGCTGACGGGAAAGTCATCAGGTGTGTACTCGTCAACACCTGCTACGGCGTGGTCACAGTAGACAACGTGAACAACCTCAGGGTTACACGTGTCGATGATGCGATTGATGTGACCGTTGAACATAGCGATGTCGTCGTCGGTAACAGAGCAGGACGTATCGACACCGATAACAACCGGCCCCATCTTAGGTAGATAGTCAACGCCGGGGATGTAGATGTTGCGAGCGATAAACCGGCGGTTGGGTCTGTTCCACGAGTAGCCATCTTTGATCTTGCCTGCCATGAAGCGCTCAAGAATATCGTACCAAGGGGTCTTCACGTTAACGAGATCGTCGACCAGACGCTCGATACCTGCGGGCAGCTTGCCGACTGCCTTGGCAGCCTTGGCAGATTGTATGGTCTCGATCTTGGCTTGCGCTTCGAGCTGGTGGATCTGCGCGTCGTCGAGCGGTTTGCCGTCGTCGTCGACGGGGTCGCCTATGTCGTTACCGAGACCGCCGGGGCCTTCCCCTTCGCCGTCGTCGGCCTCATCATACAAAGACTCGGCGGCCATGTTGCGAGCGCCGTCCAGCGTAATTCCGCCGTCGATGAAGTCGCCGACATTGGCGTCGATCAGGGTGTCGTTGATAACTTTGTCGGCAGCGACATTCCACGCCTTGGCATCTCGGTGTCCCCGGCGCAAACCGTGGCATAGCATGTAGTGCATCGCCTCGTGAGCCAGTAAGAACATGATGTTGCGAACTGACAGTGGCTCGGCAAAGTCTGGGTTGATGTACATCTGACCTGTCGCTGACATACCGGCGGTCGGTATCTTGTCGGTGTAGATGATAGGCCGTTTGGTGCAGGCGGTCCCAAAGAACGGGTGATCCAAGATCAGTAGTGACTTGGCCTTGCCTACCTTGCGTTGCACGTCGTCGAGTGCAGTGTGCTGTAGTTGGGCGCTCATGGTGTTCTCCTATACTAGACCTTGCATCTTGCTCATAAGGTCATCGATTTGGGTGGCTGCTTTCTCACGTACCGTTGATGAGTTGCGCAGTACGTCTTTGTTGTTGGCGTAGGTGCCGACCAGTGACTGGAGGTCTTTGATACGCTCGGTGATCTCTGGGTCATCTGAGATGTTGATCTTGGCCATACGAGATGAAACCTCGACCATGTTGTCGATAAGACTGTCTCGAAAGATGTGTCCGTCGTCGCCGATGGTCACCGCCAATTTATTGACAGCGCGTTGCATTGGCTCGATCATCTGGTTGAGGACGTGAGCGCTTGCATTGGTACTGGCATCGTCGAGCTGGCGTTGCAGACTGTCTTTGTCCTCGTCGCTGATACCCACACGGAAGTCACCTGTCGTAGGCACCGGCATGTAGCGCACCTCGATACTAAACTTGGCACGCACCTCGGCGGCGTCAGGGTAGTCGTTGGGGTTGGCAAGGTTCGGCTTGCCCTTGGCAAAGGCTATGTCGGCCAAGCGTGCTAAGTCTGCGGTAACCTCGTGGTCCCAATGCTGGACAAGATCGTCGACCGCATCGTTGGCCTTGTCGATCAGTTGGCGCAGTCCTGCTGTAAAGAACATGTAGTGGTCGATGTTGAGCAGCTCCACACCAGTAGTCCACGGCACCGTGTTGTCTTTGGCGTATGTATAGACCTCGGTGTACTTGCTGATCGCCTCTTTGACGCGGTTGTTGCGCCCCTCGAACAGATGCTTGTTAACATTACCTGCGCCGTACGCTCGGCTTTCCTCGGTGTCGAGCTTGTAGGGTGAGTACATCCGGCGCTTGACCTGCACTAGCACGGCTTTCTCGTCTAAGTTCTTGATTTGTAACGACTGACGAGGTAACGTGTTAACAGATTCAACACTTGGTACAGTCTCGCTCTTCGGCGGCACTGCAAATAGTCGCGCGTTGGTGTTAGCAGGCACGGCGACGGCAATGTCGTCGATGACATTAGCGATCTGTGAAACCGGCGACGTCAATGAGTCGTCGACTTGGTCTTTCTCCCATTGCTCAACGGCAGCAAGTGCGGCGGCGAGTGTTTCATTGATAGTCATATCAGTTACCTCCCATAAAGATGTCTTTGTTCTTGATCGCCCAGCCGATGAAGTCGCGGGTCTGCTGTAGCTGTGGCGTTAGGCGCAGTGCGTCTGTGACGTAGACCATCTGAAATTCCTTAGGCATACGGTCCATATAGGTCATGTCCCTGCTGAACGTGTCTGGCGTTGCCGTCATACTCAGCGCAGTCGACACGGCATACTTGACGGCTGGCTCTTCTGGCACCTCAGTATCGGCAGGGTGTAGTCGTACGAGGTCGATCGACGGCATCTTGTGCATCATGTCCATCGCAGCAACCCACTCAGCTGCTGCCCCCTCGCCCACTTTGCCCTCTGCTGCTGTCAGGTACATGTTGGTGGGCAGTTCTAGTGGTACCTCGGTGAACAGCTTGGTCCACGATCGTTGGGTTGGATTGCTGCGCTTATTGGCGTCGTAATCGTTGAGCAGGTTGGGTCGCAGTCTAAGGAAGGCGATACCCATGGCATCAACACCGTTGTTCATGGCCCACTCACACCAATCGTCGAGCGACGTGTCTACGTCGAAGTGATACATACGGTCGTTCAGGTGGCCTAACAGAGGCTTGGCACCAGCACGGTCTTGGGCACGGTTACCAGTGGCGATCATCACCACGCTTGGGTCGACTTTGAACACCGGGGTCTGTCGTTCTAACACGAAACCCGCTGCCCATGTCTGGAGCTGCTGGGATGACTGGGCCAGCTCCTCAAGGACGATCATGCCGGGGCCAGAACCTTCCCGGTAGTCGTAGAACATCTTGGTGGGGTTGAACACGGTCATGCCGTCAGTAATTGAGGGCACACCGGTGAAGTCGACGACGTCGTGGTTGTTGATATGCACCACAAGCACCCTGTCGTGAGGTATGCCCAGCTCGTCGGCTATCTGGAGGCAGGCATCTGACTTGCCCATGCCAGGTGCGCCGTGGATCATTGGCACTACTTTGGGGGATTTGCGGAACATTGCCGCGATGGTGGTCTTGCACTCGTTTATTGAAGCCATTGTGGTTCTCCTGTGTGCCCTTAGGTGGGCGCAGTTGAATTGATATGATTACATGTAAACACGTAAAGTGTCAACGGGTTAAGGGTTATGATGCTTTCTTGAGTATCCTTGCGGCACAGTATGCGGCGTACGATCCCTCCCAAAGGAGGTCGAGCATACCGTCATGGTCTAGCCACAATATGTCGTCGGTTGACGGTCGAGCGTGGCTCTGGTGGCGCGTCGTTGTATGGCTATACTTGCTGCCATTGCCGAACCATTGGGCTGCTGTCTCATCATAGGCAAACATGGGGAAATGCTTGCCGTACGAGTAAACGATGTAGAACCCTTTACCCTTGTCAGAGGGCAGCGCAGTGGCATCGTCAATATCACCGCTAAACGTGGTGTCCGAAATGATCGTGCCGTTGTTGGTCACGAACTCCTCGCGCCGATCGACATACGACCGTACTTCTCTGTTGCTTATTCTAGGCATGGTGATGCTCCTCGTGTTATTGGTTAAGAATTCTGCGAGCGCAGTGCGCTCCATACGATCCAGCATCAATCAGCGACCGCATGTCTTCATGGTCTAGCCAGTTGATCTTGACGTCGGATGCTATTGCTGCGGTCTTGAGTGACTTGGGGGCGTTCTCATACGTGTCGGCATTACCGAACCACACCTCAAGATCGTCGTCGTATACATACAGAGGGTTGTTGAAGCCGTAAGTGTAGACGACATACTTCCCTTTGCCTGACAGCATCGAATATAAGGTGCTGTCTTTGATATGAAATGGTAGGCGGCGATCTACGTAGTCACGCACCTCGTCCTTGCGTATTCTGGTCATGCTGGCGCTCCTTTACGTCGGCGGCGCAGTCATTGAAGGCAAACCCGCTGCTGACGTCACAACCGATACTGTATGCCTGCTC